AAGGGGACTTCTAATGTATTAACGGCTGTGTCCGCATCCTGTATCCTTGTTAAAGCATCGTAAACAAGGACATCTGTGCTATTTTCTGGTGCAGGCCATATTTTTAAGTTTGGTGTTATTTGTCTATCAAGAAAAAACTGTGTAGTTCTGCCAGTTGAAGTTTTATTTGGTATGGCTAAATAACTGTCTCTACTAATTCTGCTTAAACTAAAATCAGTGCCGCTTCTTCGCACAACAGCTGATAATATATCTATTACATCTGTACCAAGAGAATAATCCGTATCATCTGCCGCAAGGGTTTGAGTTCTTTGTTCTATAGTCCATTGATTTAGACCTCTGTTTGCCCACTCAGCTAACATCAAGTTCATAGATCTTTTTGCGGTTTTTAAATCATAACCTGTTCTGACTTCTAAACCGCATCGTTCAAACGCCTCTTCTATGTAATCCGCGACATCTAATTCAAAATCAGTTGAGCTTGAGGTTGCCATGTCTAATCCTTATATAAGTTATCAAATGTTACACTTGGGTCCATATAACTATTATCACACTCTGCGTTGTGCATCCACTGACTAGGCTTAAAATCAGGGGCTCCTTCTCCAGTTTCCCACAAGGCAGGGCTTGTTGCACGAACCCTGTTATTAGGTAATGCTACTATATTTCCTGTCCATTTACCAGCATCTGTTAGTTCTATTACATGACTTTGTTTATGTTGAGCAGGATCATCAGCTATATCAGACTCTGTGTAATCAACCGTAAATAAATACTTGCCTGTGTAGAATTTACCGTCAATTTTACATTTCCAAGGACTTGAACTTGTTCTATCAAACTTTATCACTGAATGATGGTGTGAGCTACAATCCCAAGGTTGCACCAAATGAACCGGCATAGGCTCCGGCCATTTGTCTAGTGGAGTGTCTGCAACAAGTGCTGTAATTGGCATCCTAGCCCACATCGCCCCACCATGTGCATTTGGTGTGTCGTCAAAATCAGACTCACATCCAGTAAAAATCATTTGAAAACTTAAACACCTATCAGGCACAGTTGTCACTGCGATTGCCATCGCATGTAAATAATCTCCATGATACTGTTCATGGTTATGAGTATACTCTCTTCGCACCCAACACTTGAAGTGCGGAATATTACTTTGTAAATAAGGCATAGACTAGGCTCTACCGCCTCTTCTCATTTTTTTAATAGCGCCGCCTTTTGCAAAACCTTTTTTCTTCATGCCAGCCATTCCGCCGCCCATCATCTTCTTAACAGCTCCGCCTTTAGCATAACCTTTTTTCTTCATACCAGCAGCTCCGCCACCTTTCATTTTAGCAAAGCCTTTTTTCTTCATACCGGCGGCACCACCGGCCATCATTTTTTTTACTGGTTTCTTTTTTTTCTTAGCAAAGCCTTTTTTCTTCATAGCCATTTTGATCTCCTTTATGCTCTAACAGCTCCTGTTGTTTGTTTTCTTCTATTTGCCATGACAACGCCACAACCCCTTGCTACAACACGCCTTGGTTTTAATTTACCGTTATACGGGCGTTTTGCTTTTGTCTCAGGTACACGACCTCCGCTGCTCATTTTTTTTACCTTAGCAGCCGGTGTGTTACCAACCACAGTCTTACCCTTTGACCCTGCTTTTTTCTTTTTTCTAGCAGTAGAGGCTCGCTGTGCCTGTGTTAAACTATTTGCTTTTGCTCTTGGTAAACATCGATCGGGGTTCTTCTTATCCTTTGACGTGCCACATTTTCCCTTGATTTTACCATCAGTTCCTATGCGAACCCAGTCCTGTTTAAGCCAATCTTTAAGAGCACCCATTATTTACCCTTTCTTTTTCCACCTTTTGCACCCTTGGCATAGTTAGGGTCTTTACAATATTTAGATGCTGCAAGATTAGCGTAAGCACTTGGATATGTATCAAAAGTACGTTTAGCCCAAGCTTTGCCTTCAGGACATATCTTGCTACCCTTGCTCTTTGCGGCACCACCTTTTTTAAAATAAGTAACATTAAGTTTAGATGGTTTGGGTCCAGTTCTAACTGCTGATTTCATGCTTGCCTCGCTTTCCTTATCTGCTCTTTGCCTTTTTTAAATATACTTGCTACTTGTGTCTTACCCATAACTTTGGCTCTTTGTTCCCCCACTGTCAAGATTTGGATTTTTCTTGCAAAAGGTTTTTTAATCTTTTTTACTTTAGCCACTGTAGCTCTTGCATCTGCCGGAGTAGCAAACTTTATACTAACTGTGTCTTTGGGGTTTTCATCCGTATATAAACGTCTACCAGAACCCGGCGGCTTTTTACCTGTGCCTTTTTTAGGATCTTTTTGTTTTGCCATTTTTCTTCGCCCTACTAGGTAAAAGTCCTTTATTAACTGCTCTCGCTCTTTCACTAAACCCAAGTTTTTGTTTATTTTTTATTTTTCTTTTTATTGTTCCTAGTCTTGCTACCATTTTTTAACAACCCTGTTAATATTTTAGACTGACCTGCGTGTGCCTTTGAAGCTTTTTTTAACTTGCCCGCAACTGTTTTTATTTTACGCTTCGCTTTACCTGTTAATGCCATTAATTACTCATCCCTATAAAAATTGAAATTATACCAACAAGCTGTAATACAGCGCCTAATATGATAGCCCATATACGAGCATCAATCTTGTCTATCTGCTTTTGTAAGTGATTAAGATGATTGCTTTCAAGGCGGTCCATACCATCTTCTAATATAGCCATCCGCTTGTCTAAATCATGCAAAAAATCTTTTTCTTTTTTAGTAGCCATCAACACTTCCATCTTCTTCTAGCTTGTCTTAGTCTGCTGTTTGGATTAGCGGCTGCTTTTGGAAATTTTTTCATTTGACCCGCACTCCTAGCACAAAAAGACTTTCTTCTTTTGGCATCCTTACTGCCTTTTTTAACTTTACCGGTCACGGCCGTTTTTAATTTACTGCCGGGGTTTGCACGACGATATGCTTTTACTCCAGCTTCAGTCATTCCCGCCCCAGCCTTAGTGGGGCGGAAGTTTTTTTTGTTGCGCGGCGGCATTTTTGATTTACGCCTAGACACAAATCACCTAGTTAAAGAAAAAAGTTACTGCTGTAATATTTGTTAATGTGCCAACAAATATATCACTAACTCTTATTCCTTCAGCAGGAATATTTACAGAATGTGTGTCAGAAGCGTTAAAATCTAAATCTAAGACCGTAGCACCCCCACTTCCATCTGTAACGGTAAGTCGTGGAGTGCCCGATGCCGTTTTAAGCTGTATCTGTCTAATACGAGCTGGACCAACAGCAAGCGAACCCGTGCCAGTAATCCGTTTCGTCTTTACGTCAGAACCTGCCATTTGTATCTCCTAACTAAGCTTCGTAGCCCATTAACTCAATGAACAATTTACCTGCTGTATAATCGGCATCTGTTGTATCGCCGAGGGTTAAATATAAAAACTCATTAGCAGCTGGTACAGCAGTAAAGTAAACTTTACTTCCAAGTGTTGCGTCACCAGCATTAACCAATAGTGTTTCTGTCAAACTTGAGATAGCACCATCTTCTACTCCAGTTCCTTCTGTTGCAGAGTGTACGTTAATGTCTGGATCACCACCTGCTGGTGCTTCAAAACATTCCATACTACCTGTTAAGATTGTACCATTTCTAGCAGCTGTAATCTGACCTATGTGACAAACATTAGAGGTACCATTAACACCAATAATGTCCCCAGATGCGGTTGATCTTAAACCAGTTAAGTCTATCAATATTCTTGTTGTAATAATACCCCCAACTCTTTGAACAGAACTTCTGTAAATGGTTCCTGTTCCACCAGTAATACCAGTGCCAGCTTCTACTGGCATAGTGTTAGCATCAAAAGATGTAATACCGCTTGAGTTGATACTAGATAATGTTGTAATTGCGCCCGTAGAGGTGTTTTTACTTATAGAAGTAAACCCGCCTTCAGATCTAACCGGGCCTGAAAAGGTTGAATTAGCCATGTATATCTCCTTGTCTTGGCAACTGTCAGTCACACCATGCGACTGTCAAGGT